AGTTACATATAGCCTCGCACAAGCCATAGTTACGACTTCCAGTAATTAATATTTTCTTCATAAATTGTTATAAATTTCTATTAGTACCCTTTTATCAAAACTTCCAGTGTCGGCTAATGATGATAATTGTGCTATTACAATTTCATCTATTGTTTCGAAATGAATTTCCGCACCAGTATCGTCTTCGTGTTCAGTGTTTTTAACTGGTATAAGTGTTACGTCACGCAATTTATAAGTTTCTACAAATGTATCTTTAATAAAGTTTGCTTCTTCGTAAGTGATATCAATATCTAGTGTTATCTTTACTGATGTTTTTGGTAATAAATACTCATCTGGTGCATCTAATAATTTTGATAATGCAATTGTCTTATATTTTGGTGCATCTTCCCAAGTAAAGAATTCTGGTTCTTTATCCCATTCTAAGAACATCCATCCTCTGTCATCATCCCAATCGTCTGAGAAGTTATGAGGGAATGCATTGCCTATGTAAATTACATTACCTTTTACTTGACGCTTGTGAAAGTGACCCGTGAATACAAAGTCTTGATTCGAGAACATATCACCTCTCAATCCACCATGGTCTGGCATTTCTACCATTGCATTGAGTTTGAATGTTGGTAACTCTAAGTGACTAAAAATATATTTTGTTTTTAGACTAGGCATCTTCTTCCACTCATCACCCACTAACCAACTGACGATAGCAACATCGCCCTCGACTAATTTATCTCTCACTAGAACAACATTAGTAAGGTCGTCAATGAATTCCATAGAATTTACATCACGAGTTTCACGATAAAATAGGTCATGATTTCCTAAGATGACATAAACCTTTTCGAATGCCTTGCTTAGTTTTCGTAGACCAGCAATGCTATATTTCATGGTTGATATGTTTAGACTGGATCTAATATGATGCCAATCACCCAAGAATATACAAGTTTCGCAATCTCTTTCTTTTGCGTCCTTAATGAACCAATCAATGAAATCTAAACAATCTTCATTGTGCTGTTTCGCATTATTTTTAAGTCCCCAATGTATATCTGTAAAACACGCGGCCTTCTTAAATAAATTATCAGTCATTATCATCGGCGTAAATCTCTTTGATGGTTTCCGTTGGGATAGCATCATCGGTTATCTTTGTTTTGATGATTTTTTGCCAACGTTCCTGAGATTTCATTTCGTGTGCCAACTGTCTTGTCCAACTTGGCGCTTGACCAGCCTTTTCCAGCAAGTCATCACGAATGCCTTGATTTTTCTTTTCAATATTAAGTACCCGAGTGAATGAATTGTTTACTACAGTTGTGTAGTATGCAAATGGATTATCACTCTTATCTTCGTTAAATTGAAGTCCAATTTGTGCTAATTGCAACAATGCTTGTCCTCTCATTTCATCAATATATGTATATCCTCTCCAGTTTGACCTTTGCGAGTATCTTTCTACTAGTTTAATATACATAGTTGCCAATACGGCGGTAATCTTACCAGCAGATAAATCAAATTCTTTCTCTTTATTATAATGTGAGATTCCAACTTCATTGAGTGTTTCATTTACATATGTATAGTGTTTAAATGCTGGAAATGGTAATTTTACTTTGTGGTCTGCTACTGTTTTTGGATTTGCTTTTCTACCTGGTTCATCCGGTATATGGTCGAACCCCATTATACGAAATATGATTTCATCTTCAGTAAAAGAACTAGGATCTATTTCAAAATCGACTTGCTTTTTCTTCTTATCTTCGTTCGCATCCCATGCCAATTTTTGTAAACGCTTTGCTTTGTTTTGTCTTGCTTGTTCTACTGCATCGGGAATAGCATCAGTTGTGTATAGTATAATATCATGCTGATGGTACCTATCTCTGTCTTCGAACCAAGAATAATTAGATTTTGAGATGTGTATCTGTTTCAACATATCCTTGTTGTTCAAATAGTTTTGTCGCCTTGCCATAGTGAATTTCTCCTAATTTATAATCAATTATAACATATATAGGCGACCCATGTCAAGTCATTATATGCAAAAATGCACTGTTAATGACTTTATATTGATATAATATTGATAAACTTCGCAGATAATGCCGAGATAAATACTGTTATAATGATTTAGGAGTATATCATATGGCATCACCATATTACACAAAACAACCAGTATATTTAGAAGAGCCGAGTGGCAGATATCAAAACATTTTGGCAGGGGGTTTGGCATCTTATTGGGATAAAGAGGAAGGTATTACTCAGAATACACCAACAAGACTTAACTTTCCATTTACTCCTACTATCTCAATTATTAGTAGTGCGAACTATCAAGAATATCAACTAACTCATGCTAACTTTCAACAACGTGCGTTTGACAGTCACGCTAATATGGAACTTAATATTGCGGCACCAATGATTGTGAGAAGTACTGAAGAAGCAAATTATGTATACAATGCGGCATTGTGGATTAGAGGTATGATGAAAATGCAATGGCTAAAAGACGAAGATCCTGGCATGCCACCTCCAATATTACGATTTTATGCACACGGAATATACAAAAATGTGCCATGTGTAGTTCGTGACTTTACTTGGAACTTAGACTCAGATATAGACTATGTAGAAATACCTTCTGGTACAAACGAAGGTATGAGAGTTCCAGTTCAAAATATGTTTGTAATGACAATAGCAACTACTTATTCACCACAGGATATAAGAGATAAATTTAGTGTTAAAGATTATCTTTCGGGCAGTTTAAGGAATGAAGGTTATGTATAAAGAAAATTCTCCATGGAGTAGAACTTCCATAATAGACAATACAGTATTAGATATAATGAAAAAGAGATTAATCTTTAAAGATCCGTATGATGAAGATTACACTATACCACAAGAATTCAACGAACGTCCAGATTTGTGCAGTTACGAGATGTATGGCACTGCGAAGTATTGGTGGGTATTTGCTCATAGAAATCCAGATATCATAACAGATCCTATCAGAGGATTCTCAGCAGGAACAGTTATTAAGATTCCAAGCAAAGATAATATTAGTAAAATGGGGTAGATAAATGAACCAAAGTTATCTTAGCGATGAAGAGGTTAAACAGTTTGCAGAAAAACTATCAAACGCAAAAGCAAAAAGAAAAGCAGATGCATATACAAAATCAAATTTTGAAGCAGACGCGAGGTTAATAGCATTAGCAAAAGCACAGACTGATAATGGAATAACTTCTTTAGCAGATTTTGTAGACACTCACGAGTTCATTGAAAATCCTCTTAATGTCTTCGATTCTTATACCTATAATCTAGAATGGTTTGTTGTTGATAGAGAGGCAAATCGAAAATTTATGTTAGAAGAATCTTTCATTATAAAAGATATTGTCGAGAATAACTGGCCAGATCCTAATGATAATAAAGTCATAATAGCAAAAACTGGTGTAACTACTGAATTTAATATAACAGATTTAACTATAGACTCTGGAAGTTTCGGAAATTCTAATTATAGTAAAATTGCAGGTGTGGCAGATAAAGTATCTTTCACGGTCACACAAGTTGGTGAATCAAGTTTAGCAGAAAACTTACAAAACGCAGTTATGCTATGTGGATTTTATACAATTAAAGATGCAATATTTTATATTAAAATTAATTTTGTAGGACACAAAGACGGCAAGGTAGAAAAGATTAATCAAACAAAAGTCATACCGTTTACCATCACCCATTATGATGAACTAAGCACTTCAACAGATTCTAGAGGAACAACTACAGTTATTGATGGACAAGTACCAGTAGATGCGGTCGTAATGGACATAGATGTGAGTCATAATGACTATGGATTCGACTTCAAGGTAGGAAATACACTAGAAGAATCATTAGATGCCTTTTTTGAAGAGTTAAATAAATCAGTGCTGGAAAATCGCAAAACTCTTGAACCAAATCTAAAACATTCATATAGTTATACATTCTCTGAACAATTTAAAGATGTTAAATTTTCCAGTGGTTCAATGTTGGGTGTATCGTGGAATCAGATAAAAAACTTTAAAAAGATAGGTAAAAACAACGCTGAACCAGTTGGACAAGTATTACCAAATAATCTCATTTACGGAGTTATTGAAGAGATATGTCTTGTTTCAGATGCAGTTAGAAAAGAACTAAAAAGAGATAGCCATACTACAAATAAAGTATTAAAAATTACTCCAAATCTGGCTATAAAAGAAGATGGATATAATCCAGTATCAGGAAAAAATACATATGATGTTGGATTTTTTATAGACTACGAAGAAAAGATAATAGATCAAAATATGCTAAATCAACAAGCCAAGGTTTTAAGTCATCGAGAAATTATTCAAAACTTGTTTGATAGTCTACACATCAATAAAAAATATGATTATTTGTTTACTGGAAATAATGACCAGATATTAGATTTTAATATTACATTAGACGCAGAACTTAGTAAGACATATTCTACGCCCGAAGATTTCTGGGCATATGAACATTTTATAAAAGAAGGCGCAGAGGGAATATACATATCAGACGCACACCAAGAAATAATCGATAAGAATAAGGCCGAAGTAAAGAAATTAAAAGATATTGACACAAGAAAACAAAAAGCCGCAGAGACGGCGACAAAGGCGTTGACAGATAAAGAAGAAACTTTTAAAAATCGTCTAATTGCCTTATATTGGAAGAGCAAGGGTCCACTTCCGCCTAGTGAAATAAAAGATATATTTGCCGGCAAATCCTTAACTGACCTTATAAGTCAATTTGAGAATGAAGAATTTATGGTGGAATTAAATAGAAGGGACTTCCACGCCAGTACCAAAAGAAAAGGAAAGTCTACTATCATGCGGTGGTATGAATTAATGAACTCTTTAAAAAAAATAAGTGATGACTCCACCAAGAGTGCGGCAGTAGCAAACAGCGCCCTCGCGGGTAAAACCGCCCTCGCTGAAGAATCATATATGGATGCGGTGACTAATACCATAAGTTCAAATTACAACAAATCGTATGAAGGAGTCAAATCAGCATTCGAACATATCAAAAACGTAAATAGAAATTCAAAAAATCTGATACTGCTAGAAGAATTAGACAATGATTTCATATCTAAAATGTCCAACGAAGATTATAAAATTATTCTTAAAGCACAAGCAAGTAATCCTACTACATATACACGTATGATAAAGAAGATGGGTGCTGAAAATAGAAGTTATACACTTAAGCCAGCCGATGTAGCGGAGTTGGATATTGTTAAAGCAAAGTACTACGAATCAAAAGTTCTTAAGCAGAGTATGATTAACGCCCAAATAACTATTAAGGGTGATCCTTATTGGTTAGAAGGATATATGCCGACTGGTGAAAAAACTTTGAAGAAAATATTTGATAATGGGGGCGGAGATAGACTAGGACTTAACATACAAACAACAAAGAATGGTTATAATGGTATGATATTAATATCAGGAGTGAGTGACGGAGTTGACTTACACGATAACGTACTTAAAAGAAATCTTATTACAAGTTTGTATACAGTTCATACGTGTACAAGTTCATTTTCCAATGGAATATTTACTCAGTCATTAGCGATGGTAAAAAATACTCAAGCAGAACATTTTACTTCAGACGCAGGAGTTATTTCTGCAGGACAACTAACAGAATTAACAGATAAAAATGAAAAAATAACAAATATTACCATAGTTCCCGATAATCTTGCAATTACATATGATACAGCATCCGCAACATACACCCATTTAGGCGTCACTTATGATGCAATTGGACGAGATAAAGCAGGGTATTATTATGTAGGTGATGGGAAAATGGAATCAGTTGAAGTGATTCAGGAAAGAATGCAAAACGCTCTGGCGGCAGAAGGCGGAACAACACTAGGCGAAATAGTTGACGGTATTATTGATGTTGTTACTAGTCCCTTTAATAAAACACTTGCAGAGAAGATGGAGGGTGAAAATGAAAGGATGGAAGACCTACAGCAAGATATTGTAGACACACTAGCAGTAACACCGCAAAATCCAGCACTAGGACAACATGATGCAATTCTATTAGATAATTGGGCAAGATGGAATAATTCTCTTATTTACCTTGAGAACACAAGAAAATTACGTGATGCATGTGCCACTGGTCTTGCACCAAGTAGTTGTGAGCAAGTAACAGCATCCGAAGCCACAATACTTGAAACACTCGGACTTACCATAGAGGACAAAGGAAAAGCATCTACTATAACAGCAATCAATGATTATTTTAATGGTGTAATTGCCGATCCAGCCACTGATGCTAGTTTTGTTCTTTCAGCACAAGAAGTTGCAATGTATCAAATCGCTGCCGGTGGTGAATTAAATATTACAGGTCACAATCCAGATAACATACAAAAACTAGTAGTTGATGCGACTGGAGAAAGAACATCAACAATTATCTTAGAAGAAATTTCTAATGGGACATATGAACGTACTAGTAGTGAGCCGTTAGGTGCGAAAGTTGATAACAGCATGTTAAATGGAAATACAGAACTAGTCAACATAGAAATAAAAGACACACGAATAAACATTCCAACTTATACATGGGATGAAAAAAAATACAGAGACCAAATCACTAATCCGAATTCAAATGGTGATTGGAAGACCACACATTGGTTTGAAGAAACCGTTGATAAAGTAGTTACAGAACAAAAAGTATTTAATCCTAAAACAAGAAAACTTGAAATTGAGCAGTTTAACGCAGACGCATTAACGGTTTCAGAAGCAAGTGATGTAGGAGTTTTAACTGATGATATTAAAGCCATTATAGAAAAAACACCAATTACAGCCGATGATGTTGTTAGAGAACAGCAATGGTATGAAAGCACAGTAAAAGCACTAGATGAAAATATTGAAAAAGAAGAAATAGTAGTATCGGATGATGTAAGAAGAGCAATGAACTTCAGAGCCGCGGCACAAATTAGAAAAGCCGAAGCACTAGAGAGACTCACAGAAAAAGATTTTGTGACCGTTGAAAGTTTAGCACAAGGAATCAACGATATAAATGCTATCGTGAACACAGGACATCGTGGTGATATTGGCAAAGCAATCAGTATTGGCAAGATACAAGGAGAATTAGTAACCTCAGGTTTAAAACAAGATGTGATTATTAATAAGACATACTACTTTGACCCTAGTCAACGAGTCGTGGATGTAAAATCATTAGAAGAACTTGAACTAGACGCCGCAATCAAAGTCCTTAGTCAACCAGTCGAAACAATGACTGAAGTAGCAACTATAATAACGGGTTCCGAGACAGAATATGTTCCAATACAAAATCCAGTTGCACAAATTGAGGTAGACAAAGCGCCAATCTTGGTAAAGACTGCTCTTAATACTATGGATATTATATTACCAGGAAGTTTAAAATCAAGATATTCCAAGAATTTTGCTGGTAAAGGAATTGGTTGGGAATATGCAATGGCTAATCCTAATAAAGTAACTCAATACAACGAGGCTCTAAAGATATACAAACTAATAACAAGTTATGATTATGGTGATATGACAACCGTACCAGATGATATGGGAAATGATATTGAAGTTAAAGATTTTAGTAACATTGCACCAATTATATATACTGACGCAAATGGTGTTTCGACAACGATTAGTAATCCTAGCACATTCTTTGGCATATATACAACTACATATAACGATATGAATCCAGCATATTCGAGAGACTATGATGCTTTAAAAGAAAAGATTGCAGACTTATTCCCTGATATAAAATCAGGGCAAGAAAGTCAATTAATAAATGGCAAACTTCCTAGAAATAAAGATGGAATGTTGATAATAACTATAACTGGCGATAAATTTTATATAGACCCTACCCCATAATAAGAGAACACATAATGTCAAGACTAGTAAAAGCAATTAATAGAGAAGAAGCCAAAACAGCATTTCCAATTAGTGATGCACTAAGTAGAGGTATATACAAAGCCATAACTGTTACTAGAAGTGACAAAACTGAAGAACATTTTATCGATCCTATGGGTCAAAACAGAATTGCCGCTTATATACCAGCATTAGGTCAAGATCCAGATAATCCAATGTACTTCAAACATGCTAGTACTGGTTCTATCTCCAATGTACCAGTTGATGCTGGAACTACCGTTTTTGTTTTCTTCGCGGATAGTGGTAAAGCAAATGAGGGATTCTGGTTTGCCCAAGCAGGACACATTGTCGATGTTGTTAGTGGAGGAGTAAGTGGTTCTCCAAAGGTTGATGGCTCGGGTGCTGGCGAAGGTGTTTTTAGTGATACATCATTAATGAAATCCTTTTCCACTATTGACGATATTGAAAAAGATGAAAAAGAAGTAACAAATGATCCAAGAAACAAGAAAATTGCTATACAAGGCACACTCACTGACGAATTAAGAGGAACATCTACCTCTTCTCCTCGAAGAGATGCTTCATATGAAACGACACAACATTCTAAAGTTATGGGATTTAAAACACCAGGTGGCTCTGCTGTGTCTATAGATGATGGTAGTGTTGATGATGATGGAAATATTTATTCTGAACAAATAAGAATAACAACTGCCTCGGGTGCAGGCGTTATCTTAGATGGTGGAAACGATTTTATTTATGCAGTGAACAGTAGTGGTTCTGGATGGGTAGAAATTGGAGCAAATGGTGAGGTCATGGTATACGCCGAGGGCTCTTTGAGTATGAGAACAGAAAAAGATTTTAATATTCGTGCAGACAAGAATATTAATTTAGAAGCAGGTGAAAATATAAACATGCACAGTGTAGGTAATACTAAAATTAATTCAGATAACGAACTACATTTACGAAGTGTAGGCAATCAATTTTTACAAAGTGAATCAGGAATGAATATTAATGTTGGAGTTAATTGTATAGTAACTACTGGTGGCAAATTACACTTGAATGGCCCAATTGCAAGTGAATCAGAACTTATTCTAGTTGACGATATGCCAGATATGCAAAACTTAGAGGCTACGGAATTAAAAGATACTATTGTATCTGCTATGCCAACACATGAACCATTTGTTAGACCACAAGTAAAAGAATTAAAAGAAACGGCAAGTGAGTTTGCAATAGCAACTGCAAGTGAAGAAGGCTTAGAAAAAGCAGGAATAAAAAAATGATATATGACAAGCGAAAAGGTTCATTATTAAATTATATACAATTGCCGTTGCATGTTATCACTTCGTCTGGTACTTATCTAGGAACTGGTTATGACCTAAATGATAATCCAACGTATATACTTTCTCATGTAAGAGTAAATCTTGAAAACGCAAATGATTTAACATTCTCATCAAAGAGTAAAGATGCTATAATACTAGACAATAAGCCAACACTTACTGTTGAAGATAATCTAGTTGGTTATAATTATAAGATATCAGATACTGAAGTGAATTACGGATATATCACGGTTTCGTCTACCCGTATAGATATTACGACTGACAAGATAACAAAAGGAATGGCAGAGTTTATTTTAGAAAAACAATTACGAAACATTGGTAACGTATTAGAGAAGTTTATTAAAGTAAAAATATCACAACCACACTATGATGCTTTGTTGTATCACTTCTTTAATGAAGGAATTAGTACCATAGAAAACAGTTCTATTGTTAAACTTATAAATGCACAAGACTGGTATTCAGTAACGGATGAAATTCAAAAAAATATAACGAAAAATGGCAAAGTAGACGATAAGTTGGCCCAACAGAGAACAAAAACTGCTAAGATGTTTAGTTTCGTGCCTGGATTCTCTTAACGACTCGCTATAACCTTATCTGCTAAACCAAAAGCAACAGTTTCTTCTGCTGACAAATAATTATCACGTTCCATCGCCGCAGTCAATTCATCAAATTTCTTTCCAGCAGAATTATGATTCACATAGATTTGAGTCAATCTTTCTTTCATTTTCATCATCTCATCAACTTGAATCTTCATATCAGTTGCTTGGCCACCAGCACCACCACTTGGTTGATGAATCATTGTTCGGCTATTCGGTAACACATGTCGTTTACCTTTAGCACCGGCTTGTGCAAGTAATGAACCCATACTACATGCTTGTCCCATCACTGTGGTTGCTACTGGAGAAGAGATAAACTGCATTGTGTCATATATTGCCATGCCTGATGTTACTGTTCCACCAGGTGAATTGATATAAAAATGAATATCCTTGTCTGGATTCTCTGCTTCTAAGAACAATAATTGGGCACAGATTAAATCTGCCTGATAATCATTGACCTCACTGGTCAAAAATATTACTCGTTCTTTTAATAAACGAGAGAAAATATCGTAACTTCGTTCTCCGTTTGCTGTTTGGTCAACGACCATTGGTACTAAGTTTGGCATAAAGTATTCCTTATTATGATGAAATTCTAGTATTATTTATGTTCTATAATAACATTATTATTCCAGTTTGTCAATTAAATACGAATATTAAGTGGAGATAAATACATTTAAGAAATAAACTACAGAGAAAATAAAGTTATGCCACTATTCGCAGGTTTTAGTACCAAAAATAAAAACGCAATAAATCACGAGTTAACCGACAAGGATTTAGTAATTGAAGACCTTATGAATCATATCATGACCCGTAAAGGTGAACGAGTAATGTTGCCTACATATGGGTCAATTATACATGATATGTTATTTGAGCCGCTAACTGAAGAAACAACTGAGTTGATTGAAGAAGATTTAACAGATATTATAAACGATGATCCGAGATGTAACTTTGTTAGTATTGAAATCACAGACTCTGACCACACAATAAACGCTATGTTGAGACTTGAAATACTGCCATCAAATGAGCCAGTAGAATTAAGTATTGATTTAGATAGAGAATAATAGAGAGAATAACATGAGCCAAGAACGTACAGACAATCTATTTGCAAGTGAGAGTTGGACAGCAGTATATACTGCATTCACCAACGTTAGTCTCAAAGCATATGATTTTGACACAATTAGAGAAGCCTTACTATCATATACAGCCCAGACTTATCCTGATAAATTTAATGACTTTATTGCAAGTTCAGAATTTATCGCAATTTTAGACTTAGTTGCGTATCTAGGACACAGTCTATCATATCGTTTAGATATGAATACCCGAGAAAACTTCATGGACACTGCTGAACGCAGAGCAAGTATTCTACAAATGGCAAAAACATTAGGTTATAATAAAACTAGACCAATTAATGCAAAAGGCTTTATGAAGATTACTAGTTTGTCAACTGACGAGAACGTGTATGACAACTTGGGTGTCACTCTTGCAGGCAAGAGTATCAACTGGAACGATAGCAATGATATAGATTGGTATGAAAACTTTATCAGTGTTTTAAATTCTGCTTTTTCAAGCACTACTAAAATTCAGAATCCTACATCTACATTAACAGTTGCAGATGTAGAGCATTCATTGTATGAAATAAATGAAGACAGCGAAACAAAAAGTGTGAATTACTCATTCTCTGCAAACGTTGATGGGAAAAGTAGAAACTTTGAAGCGGTTCGTGTATTACTAGACACCGTTAATGCAAGAATAGAAGAAGATGAGCCAAAACTGGATAACAACTTTACGATTATTAATCGAAACGACAATTTGGGTTCTGCTAGTGATAGAACTGGATTCTTTGTTTATGCAGTTGCGGGCGTATTAGGATTTGAAGACTTCACTTATAATATTCAAGTTTCAAACAGAATACAACGAGTAAATGCAATCAATATATCGAATTCTGATGTATGGATACAGAAGATAGATTCAAATAGAGGTTACGTATCAAGTGTAACAAAAGTAGATAACGAAACGAGAGAAACAGCAATCTATAATAGTTTACGAACTGGTTCTGGAGATATCGTAAGTATAAATTCCGCTGACAATAATACAATCGAACTACATTATCCAGATGGTGTGTTTGGTAACGCGGCATATGGCAACTACAGAGCATGGTATAGAATAGCAGATAATGATAATTTTTCTGTAAATGCTAATGATATTTCTAATACAACTATAACAGTTCCTTATACAGGCAGTGATAATAGAACATATAGATTAACATTAACAATCAGCAGTACAAAAGATTTCACTGAAAACTTCTCAGGCGAAACATATGCAAGTGTGCGTAGAATTGCTCCAAGAAGTTATTACGCACAAGACAGAATGGTCAATGCACAAGATTATAATATATACCCTCTCACTCTTGGAAATAACGTTGTTAATAAAGTTAAAGCAGTAAATACTTCTTTCGCTGGCAACTCACGTTTCTATGAGATGGATGATGTTCTAGGACATCACTCTAACTTGAGTATAACAGGCTCAGATGGTAGTGTATTTGTTGAAGACGAGACAATATCAATTTCACTAAGTTATAATAAAAGTAAAGGAAACAGTGATAATTTTATAAGAAACGAAATATCAAATGCTATAAAACATCCGAGTCTTTTAAATAAATTTCTTCATGCGAACAAAACTAATACTACTGAAGTAGTTCTTGCTCAATCAGGAATAACTTATACAGTCGATACGTTAGATGGAATGAAAATCTCCGCGGCGGCAATGACCGAAACAGTATATGAGGGAGATACTGTCGAATTAGAGACCAATTCTGGAACTACCATTTGGGCAGATGTAAAAACAGTAAGTGGCACAGATTATACATTAAACAAGTTTATTCCAGAAGCAGGAGACAACGGAACTGGTGCAGGTATCAAAACAGTAGTAAGAGGATTTAGAACTAAATTCACAGATGATGAAACACTATTAATTAAAAATAAAGTTGATCCAGATGGACAAACATTTACATTATATCACACATACACTATTCTTTCTGGCGCCACTTTACCAACTTGGAATTGGAGTTTAACAGGAGTAGCAACTGATGTTAATGTTCTGTTTACTTATAATTCTGGAATCAGAGACAACGAAGCAGAATACACTACCACATTTACTGGTAAAAAAGTGGCATTTGAAAGTAGAGAACAAGTTAAGTTTTTCTATGGTAACACTACTGATGTAATTGACAACGAAACGAATTTATCCAAACGAGATACAATATTTTTCAATCACTTATCGACATCTTCTTCTGCTGGTAGTACTCAATCATATAATGACCCTATTACTGTGGGACAAGCACCTATATCAACAGTAGTAACTGATGGTGGAACAGGCGCAACGTTTGATGCAATTTACAAATATACTGGTGCACCAGCCACTTATACATTTACTGAAGATAATATAACTGTTGGAACAACGTATACGCATTATCTAGTATCACCAGCAGGCAACGAATGGTATCTAGATGCAGATGCCTCTCCTTCCACATTTTCCATTACAAGCCCGTCCGCTGATTCTAAAATAGGGGTTACACCCGAGTG